AAAAACAAAAAAACAGCTATACTCTCAAGTATGCTAATCAAAATGTCAGCGCTTCTCCTCGTAGCGCTTCTGATATGGGGCTGCTCCGTCACCTCGCTTCAATGCGGGGTAGACGGGGACAGTTCCTTCGTGAACCTTAATACAGCCCCTAAAATACTCTCGCAGAATGCGAGAAACATGGCGGAGCTATGTAGCTTCGCCTACAACCAGGAGTAATACGACTATGCGTAGACGTATGTCTCGCTCAAAATCTCGACGGAACTTCCGGCGTAATTCGGGTGTACACCCGAAAAACTCCAGGACACCTAATCAACGCGGTGGGTACCGGCTTTAATGCCGTGTTACTCCCCGCTCAAAGGCTATAAGGATATAACTACCGGTGGCCTGGTATTCAATAAAACTAACGCTCACAGCAAGATGGAAGTCGCTTGCGGGCAATGTCTTGGTTGCCGCATCGACCATCGCCTTATGTGGAGCATACGGATCGTTCACGAATCCTGCATGTATGAGCAAAACTCTTGGCTCACTCTCACCTACCGCGATGCTTCCGCTTGTGACTCGAAACAATACAAAAACGGGCATTACATCCCCGAAAAATACTCTCTCACTCCATCCCACATCTCCAACTTCATCCGCTCACTACGCAAAGCTAATGCGCACAAAAAAATCCGCTACTTTTACTGCGGAGAATATGGCGATGAAAATCAGAGACCTCACTACCACATGTGTCTCTTTAATCATGCCTTCGACGACCAGTATCTCTGGAAAGACGACGAAGGACTTTATATCTACACCTCTGCCGAACTGCAAAAACACTGGCCTTACGGATTTACTACAGTGGCAGAACTCAATAAAAATACGGCTTCCTATACTGCGGGATACGCCCTTAAAAAAATTACCGGCCGGAGGGCCGACGATCACTACCTACGGTGTGACGAAAATGGGGAAGCCTACTGGCTTATGCCAGAATATATACGAATGTCCACGGGACGCGGAAAACCAAGCGGCCTAGGAGCATCGTTCTATGAAAAATACAATACAGACATCTTCCCGTCTGATACGTCACCGATACCGGGATACGGTTACTCGGAACTTGTACCCCGCTACTATACAAATATCCTGGCCGAACAAGACCCAAAAATGCTTGAAACTATCAAGCTACTTCGACAAGAATTCATTACCAAGCATGGAGCAGACTTTACCCCGGAGCGCCTTCGGGACAAATATATCTGCGCGCAAGCAAAAGAAAATCAACTAACGAGGAATCTTTAAAATGAAGGCACAAATCTATGCAATCTTCGATACATGCTCAGGCATATACGAAAAACCTTTCTTCCATACCGCAGACGCTGCGGTGAAACGCGAGTTTCAGGACGTCGCGAACACAGCAGACCACCCGATCAATAAACACCCGGAGCATTACTCCATCTGGAGACTCGGAAGTTTTGATAATCTTAATGGTGATATTGTTGACGAGGCAAATGAATGCCTCTGGACGGCTCTAGAAGCAATATCCCAAATACAAGAAATGGAAAAAAGTCCTCAACTTGACTTAGTGGAAAAATAGATGAAAACACAACACCAATTCTCCCAAACACCGAGCGTAAGCATACCGCGCTCGACCTTTAATCTGTCTCACGGGCATAAAATGGCCTTCGATGCCGATGATCTGGTGCCAATCTGTCAGCCGATAGATGTAATCCCTGGAGATACATTCAACGTACAAACATCCTTCTTTATGCGGCTTGCGACGCCACTGGAACCGATTTTAGACAACCTCTATTTCGACACATTTGCGTTCTTCGTTCCATATCGCACTCTTTGGATTAACCATGAAAAATTTCATGGCGCACAAGATGATCCGGGCGATTCGATCTCATTCACCATTCCTATTATGGAAGGTAGTGGAAATTCTCGGACCGGGGTAGGGACTCTATGGGATTTATTCGGTTTACCGCCGTTAGCTATACCGAATGACGTACCAGTCTCAGCAATGCCCTTTCGGGCTTATACAAAAATATTTAACGACTGGTTTAGGTCGGCGACGCTTCAGGATTCAATTGCACAGGATACGGATAACGGCGGGGACGCGTTGAGTTCAACGCTTCATATAATTAGAAAACGCGGTAAGCGTTTCGATTATTTTACCAGTTGTTTACCGGCTCCACAGCGTGGGACCGGCGTTAGTATACCGCTAGGATCGACGGCACCCGTCCAAGCAATATCAGGATGGGGAACAAACGACGTCTTTATTAAAGACGGCACAACACCAGCAAACAAAGTCGATCTGAATGTATCAATCGGCTCTAAGCTGGAATTTGGCGCGACAACATCGGGTAGCGCAACTCTTGAGGTCGATTTATCAACGGCAATAGGGCCAAATGTTAATGACCTTCGCCTGGCTTTCGCGACTCAACATATTCTTGAACGCGATGCCCGTAGTGGCACTCGCTATGTGGAATCGCTTAAGGCAAGATGGGGCGTTACGTCCCCGGATTTCCGGCTTCAACGCGCCGAATATCTTGGCGGAGGCAGTACTCCTGTCGGCATAAATCCTGTTAGTCAGATGACAGCATCAACTACGCCAACATCGCCAGCAGAGCAGGACAAACTAGGCAATTTAGCCGGTATTGGTACAGCGAATGGTACACATTCCTGGTCAAAATCCTTCGTAGAACACGGCGTGATTATCATGCTCGGTAATCTTCGCGGGGATATATCTTATTCTCAAGGTGTTGATCGCTACTGGAGCAAATCAACACGTTATGACTTCGTGTATCCAGAACTAGCCAATATAGGCGAGCAAGCCGTCCTCAATTCCGAAATCTGGATAACTAGCACGGGGACGCCGGCGACGGATAAGTTGGTATTCGGGTATACCGGGCGCTATGACGAACATCGTTATTTGAGTTCAAAATTAACCGGCATTATGCGTCCTGCCACATCAGGCGGCGTTCCCCTTTCAGGTACGCTGGCGTCGTGGCATTTATCAGAAGATTTTGCTGCCTTGCCAGCACTTGGCTCAAGCTTCATTGAAGCTAATACTGGCGTTCCGTTGGATCGCGCTATCGCGATTCCGTCTGAGCCACATATGATCGCCGATTTCTACCACAATATAAAAGCTGCTCGGCCTTTGCCGACGTACGGCGTACCTGGACTAACCCGGCTGTAATGGGTGGGTTAGCAGACTTTGCTTCAGGCGGTCTTGGCGGAATTTTTTCCGCCTTTGGCCAAGCATCAGCAAATAGGGCTAATGAACGCATCGCAAAAGAAAACAGGGCGTTTCAGGAACGCATGTCTAATACAGCTATACAGAGGCGCATGGCGGACCTTAGAGCCGGTGGACTTAATCCTATTCTCGCCGGACGCTTCGATGCGTCGACGCCGGCGGGAGCAATGGCGACGATGGGAAACGTTGGCGGTGCCGGTGTGGAAGGCGCCCAAAAAGGAGCAGCAACTGCACTTCAGGTTCAGCAAATAAAAAATATGAGAGCAACAGAAAAATTAACGCTTGCCCAAGAAAAAGTTCTTGGGGGTCCGGCACAGGTCGGGGATATAACCGGCGATGTAATAACCGCTTGGCGGGAACATGTTACAAAAGATAGGGAATACGCAGGAATGTGGGATCGGTTTAAAGGGGATATGCTCAGCCGACCGAGGAAAGGGTTAAGCAACCTAAAGGGCGCGCGAACTTTTCCAACTCACCCACTTCCGCCAACGACGGGCAAAAGCCAAAGTAAGTATAAGAAAAATGAAATAGGATACGAAATAAGAGGAGGAGCAATGACCTTCGACAATCACCAGGCGGGCATGCGGGCTGCTGCTGCGTATGCACAACAGTATCCGAAAGCAAGTACAAAGGAATTGGAGAAAATTTACGACGCAGCGCGGAAGCGGGCAAGGAGATAAAATGTCATTATTAGGCAATAAATACAAAGAGACTACGGAGTTCCATCGAAAAGGGGAACTCATTCAGATAAAAAAATATACAGACGGTCGGACAAAACAGTCCTTTAAGGACTCTACCGATATACAAAAAATAATGGCTCGGTTTGATAAAACCGGCACAATTTCTCATCTGACGAAATTCGAAGGCGTATATGCAGATTTCTCTGACTTCGATTTCCACAAACAATCCAATATGCTGGCTGAAGGCAACGAGATTTTCGCTGCCTTACCGGCTGAAATTCGCAGAGAATTTCAGCAATCGCCAGCTAAATTCTTCCAATATGTAAATGATCCGGCTAATGCCGATCAACTAAGAGCGAAGCTCCCTGCCCTGGCGGAGCCGGGGCAACAACTACCGCGTACAGCTATGCCTGACGCGAATCTAGAGGCCGCTGAAGCGGCCGCAAGCGAGCCCGCGAGCGTAACTCCAGGAGAGACGCCAGTCGCGACGCCTGCCGACCCTCCGGGCGGCTAATGTACACAATACTTGACAGTGTACTGGCGCACTGGTCCCAGGGCGCCT